CGGGTTCGAGGGAACCCGGACTTCACTTCTGCCTGTGCCATGACTTGCTCCGTGGCCAAACTGGTTTGACCGGTGTAGGGATGGGCTGTGACGTTGTCACAGCAATTCACAGCAATTCACAGCAATACTTCACGGCCAGGCGGCGCAGCGTCAGGTCGTTAAGCCCCATCTGTGACGCTTCGCCTTGCAGCTCGGGCAGCCACTTGGCTCGTGTTTCTTGTGGGTGATCGGCAGAGCGAGCGCCGTCGTGCACGGTCTGCAACCGGGCCAGCAGTTCAATCACTCCCGGATCGCGCCAGTCCACGCCAGCCTGATCGAACGCTTCACGAAAGCCCTGCATCATTGCGTGCCCCGGCTTCATCGGGTCAGTGTTCATGATGCGCTGATACGTGGGGACGCCTTGGCTGTTGAAGCCGTTGGTGTCGGCAAGGCCAGCAGGGAACAGACACCCCACTGCACACTTCAACACCCGCTTGTTGGGGCGGACATCCGAGTAAACGCACACCCCGCTGGAGTCGGCACACTTCGCTGCCTGCTGCATCAGGTGCATGGCGATACGGTCAAACAACTGCTGCCGACGGTTCTCCGGGTCGATGAGTTCGGGGAGGTAGGCATCCACAAATTTCGTCAGGTTAAAGTGCGCCCGATAGGTTTCGGCGGTGCTGTTTAGCGCCGTGCCCTTCACCATCACTCTGCTCGTTTCAGGATGTGGCATCGTCCACACAGTGCCTTCAAAAGTCCAGAAGGTAGGCACGTAACCTTCTTCGTCCTTCATCCACTGCCCGTGCATCCACTGATTTTCGAGGACGGCGACGGCCTTCAGGCGGTCGGTGGTGCTGATGAGTTCGGCATTCATGATTCAGTTCCTTCAATGGTCAAACCGGTTTGACCGGAGCACGCCACGTAAGCTGCGCTCCAGTATTCGTAGATGTGCTGACACTCTGCTTCGTCGTTGATGACTTGCAGTAGCTGGCGCAACGTCTGCTTGATGCGCACTTCCGGACGGGTCAGGTGCAACTCCCACACCCGCTGATGCAGAGACTGTACGGTGTGGTGGTGGTGCATCGAGCTGGGCGGTACCAGCACTACGGTCGGGTCAACACGACGCAGTGCCCGGCGCCGTGCTTCGTCACGGCGTGCCAGCTTCAATGCCAGCTCGGCAACATGGCGCAGAGGAAACCACAACCGCTCTCTGCCGCCGTGCTCCAGCACGTAGCCATACTCCTCGGTGCACAAGTGCGCATCGACTCGAAGGTGTGGACGGATGCGGTACAGGGAACGCGGCTTCATGGCTTCACCTCCAGAGCGGCCACTTCGGCATTCAGCTCGGCCATCGCCACGTCGGTCGCGTCCGGGGTTTCCGTGATGACCACGCCGAAATACACGTAGCTCTCGCTGAGGTCGTCCGCACTGCTCCAGCGACTGAACATCGGAATGGTCTTGAACAGCTCGTGCACGGCGCACACTGCACGGTCGAAGGCTTCATCCTCCGCGAGACCCCACGCCGGGTTGACGTCAAGCAGGTCGATGCTGTCGTTGCTTAGTTCACGCAGCAGGCCCGCCTTGATCTCGTGAGTGCGAGGGCAGCGAGAGGGGGAGGGCACGGCCAGCACCTGCCCGCCGAAACCCTGGAAGTAATCGGGCAGGCTGGTGCTGAGGTAGATGATCTTCAGGTTAACGGTCATGACTTCGCTCCGAGGTGCATGGTGATCCATTCCTTCATGGCCTTCTGCGTGAGGAACTCTTCCCCGTCACAAACGCCATCCCATGCCATGCGCTGAATCCACAGGCCGTAAGCCTTGATGCCCACGGGCCTGCCGTTCACCTGCACGGTTTCGTTAAGCCATTGCTTCGTCTTCACGTTCGCTGCCACACGGGCAGCAAATTCTTTCTCGTTCATGTTGAGCAGAACTGACATGGTGTCGCTCCGGTTGGCGGTCAAACAGGTTTGACCGGGCAAGGTGGGTACTTCGTTTAGGGTCAGGAATGAAACTCGATATTTGCGCCGGGCTGGCGCTGGATCACGCCGACGGTCAAACGACAGTCCGACTCGAACGTCAGCACCATCAGGTACTCGCACCAGCCGGGGTGTTTGTGCGGCGGCGCATCCGCTGGGACACGCGGCGACAGGAACAGGTTCACCTTCTTCAGGTGTTCGTACCGCTTGATGCGCTGCAAGCAGGCGTCCAGCAACTGCGGATTGTTGCAACCTGCTTCGCCAAGGTCGCCATGCACTTCCACGTGGCCAGGTACCTCGATTTCGTACTGGCGCTTGATGTGGGTTGTCGTTCCATTGGATGCGGTGATTGTCAGCTCGCCGGTTTCCATCAGTTCTTCAGCCCAAAGCAGTGCCTGCATCGACTGCGCTGCCGGCATGGTATTGGGGAACCCCGAGGCTATGCCCCGCAGTACCTGCGGAAGGGCCGTAGAGGTGATCGTGCTCGTGGTGGCAGGCGCATCGCCCACCTTCGTCGTGACGTCATAGTTCATGGTCGTGCTCCGGTTGGCGGTCAAACAGGTTTGACCGGGCAGGGTGAGAGAGTAGCTTCGTTGCGTTTCACTTGTAGGTGACAGTGACGCCGTAAATATCCGGCCACTGGTCAATCGTGTAGGCCGTGGACAGCAGGTACAGCTCGCCACTGACGTTCATCACGTCCAGCGGGCAGGTCGGGCCAAGCCGGTCGAGCTTGTTAGTGGGGGAGTCAACCTTCGGGTGAGCCACGGCCTGCGACCAGCCAGGGTGATGCTTCACCCGGTCGCCAAGGACAGTGTGGAAGGCCTTCTCGATGGCGGCTGCCGTCACATGGGCGGAATGGGCAGGGCCGTATCCAGCGTAGTACTTCAGGTCGGGTCGGCGGATGGTGATTTTCATTTTATGAAGCCCCGCCGATGGAGCTGGCAGCCACGCCGAGGGTGCCCCTGATGCCTGCCCGGATAGTCGTGGACAACGCCGTCAGCCGGCCCCGCAGGATCGTGTCACTCAGGTGGTCAGGAAACTTGCAGGCCTGTGCTATGGCTTCGTCACTCAGCTCGCTTCGACGGGTCAAACGGGTTTGACCGGTGCCCCACCCGGCCAGCAGGGCCAGTGCCGCTGCATCACTGCCGGCGGCTTCGAGGCGCATGGTCAGGGTTTCACGTGCCGAGGGCTGAGGGGTACGGCTGCTGCCGCCGACAGACAACGTCAGGGCTTCAACGGCCAGCAGGGTCGGGACCAAGGTGCCCAGTCGCCCGTTGCGGTTGGTAATGGTCGTCAGGTTGATGGCAGAGGTCAGGCGAATGGCCTGCCGGGTATCCAGCCGGCGGATCAGTTCGATGGCTACGTTGGCCGCTTCGAGGGCAGGCAAGGACAGCAGAGACTGGCCTTCGAGGTCGCTTGGATGGAGCATGAGGGTCTTCCTTTGTTGGGTGCCGCAGGCAGCCTTCGACGGTTGCTTGCAGGAACGGGTCAAACACGTTTGACCGGGTGGCTTCAATGTTAAGAGGTCACTTTAACTTCAAACGCTAAAGCACCCCCTTGGGGGTAAACAATTTTGGTTTTATGGGACAATTGACCAAAATTCAGCGGTTTGTTGCTTTTTCCGGTGGAATAATCGCCGAAAAGGTGGCTTCAGAAGATAACTCCATTGAATGTATATAGTAACACAGTTATTGTTATAGGTCAATGTTACTTCTTACAGTAAAGGCGTTGCTTCGATTTAGGCCTGAAAGAGTAGGTGGGTTATTGCAGCTTGTCGTGGATTGTCAAAACAGGTGCCTTCGATGGCCGGTTTTGCTTCACCATCCGGGACAGGGTTTTGGTTAGTGGTCACTATTCCGTTTTACCGAAAGTTCGGTCAAACCGGTTTGACCATATCCAAATGGAATATGGCTGTCCGACAATATCGCCGGAATTGTCCGACACGGCGGAAGGGCCAAGTCCGACGGCTTCGACGTGGAAGTGGCCGATGTGAGTGGGCACTTCCCTGCCGAGGCCAGCAGTTGACGTCCTTTTCAGGGGCGCGGCCAGCATATAGGGGAGTGGTGGCCCGGAATGACAAGGCCAGCATCGCCCGAAACGACAAAGGTCGGTTCAAAACGACACGCCGTTTGTGAGGCAGACCCTGGCTCACTCTCTGTCTGTCATTCTGAGCCTACCTCGCACCAATTTGGGGCACTCTTTTTATGGCCCTTTTCCGGCCTTTCTCTCTTTCTTATATAATATATAAAATAATTTTATTATATATATAGAGTAATAGGGTGTTGCTTTCAGGGAAATTAAAGGTGCGGAGTTACTCTGACTCTGCGGAAAAAATCCGAGCCGCAAATCGCTCCAAAAGAGTCACTTTTCAGGGCCTTCACCGGCACCCCGGCCAGAGCCTGAAAAGTGACCCCTTGCTGGCCTTGCCAAGGGCCAGGAAGAGGCCTTCCCTGCTGGCCTTGCCCTTGCCCCCGGAGAGGAGGAGGACGCGGCCAGCACCCGGTCAAACCGGTTTGACCGGAGCCTCCCTGAAAACGACGTTGCGGGCCATGAGGACGGCCTTCTGGTTTTCGGTCAGGCACTCCCAAACGGCCAGGCCGCCCAGCTCGATCATGCTGGCCGCGTTCGCAAGGGAGAGGGAAGGCAGGGTAATGATTCCCTGCTCCGTCATGGTGGCGATTTTATTGGTGCGGGCCGCCAGCCAGACAAGGGCGCGGGCCTCGGCGGAGCTGTAACGGAGGCCGGCGCAGGTGGCCCCGGTCAAACTGATTTGACCGGCAGGCAGGCGGGACTGGACGGGAAGGTGGCGGGGCATAACGGGCACTCCTGAAGAGGCGGTCTGACCTATGGTCAAACCGGTTTGACCGGTGCCGGAAAGGCACACGGGAATGGACAGGCCGGCAGGTCGCCCTGCCGGTCAAACTTATTTGACCTCGTCGGCGGTGACCGCCACCACAATCCGGAAACCGTCGGCACGGGCACGGGCAATCGCCGCGTCCCCGGCCTTATCAAAGTTAACGGCAGGCAGGATATAAACGACCGTACGCAACGGGCCATGGCCCACGTCGTAACGGATGCGGCACTCAAACAAAGCGAGAGAGGAAGGCATAGCGGGTTACCTGTTTTGTGGTCTCTTTTGCTGGCCCTGAAGAAGGCAAGGCCAGCAAAAGAGACCGGAGGGTTTCCCCTCCGGTCAAACCGGTTTGACCGGTTAAGCGGCCAGCTTCAGCAGCTCAGCCATTTCAGGCACGGCGTGTTTGATATCGTCGCCAATGGACTTGTTAGCGTTACCAAAGGCAATAGCCGCCGCAATGGTACGGGCCACGGCTGACTTGTGACCGGCGGCCAGCATCAGAGAAAAGGCCTCCAAAATGGCCGCATCGCCGGCCTCAGCAAGTAACCGAGACAGAGACTCGGAACGGCTGGCCATGATGGCCGCGCCGGCTTGGCTGTCCTGTTCGCGACTCTCGCCATTGTCGCCATTGTCGCCCTTGCCTTTGGTGTTGGCCTTTTTCTCTACCTGTTCGGTAGTAGTAGCGGCGCCCTCTTTCGCGCTGATTTTCAGCTCCCAGCCCTCGGCGGCCATGCTCTTGAGTACCCGGACGGCCAGTGTGTACTTGCTGAAGAGGGAACCAGCATCCGTACCGGCCTTGCGCATGGCCTTTTCTCCCATGAGAGCGGCGCCACGGATATTGTCCAGCAAGGCGCAAGCGAACTCGCCGAGGCCGTGCGCTGTGACACCGGCCCGAACCGACTCGGAGAACTTGAGGCCGGCGTTATTGGCGACAGTCAAAGCCTTAACAGAGGAAGTAACAGAGAGAGCGAGAGTGATAGCGGTCATAACAAAAACTCCTAAAGGTGGGGCAATGTGCCCGGCAACCGTGACGCCCACGTGGGCACCTCCGGTATCGGTCGGCCCGTGTGGCCATCCGATAAGCGAATGTTGCGCCTATGCTCCAAGGGAGTCCAGTTATTTTTAAAAATAATTTAATTATTTTCGGTCAAACAAAGTTTGACCGGTCACTAGCACCCCCACCCACTTTTTTCCATAGCTGGCCAGGCCAGGACTACGACTGGGTCACTTTCGATTCCGAGCATTTTTAAAACCAAGGAGAGTAACTGCAGTACCCCACCAAGGACTTTACCTTCGGTACCGTCCCCTCCACACTCCCTCCCACACCCCCAGCCCCCGACAAGGACGCCCCCATGAGCCAGCGCACTGTCAGCCTTGAGCAATACCTCCGTGACAACCTCGACACCGGGGCCATTGACCACACGTTACGGGCCAGCCTGACACCAGACGGCAGGGTGCAGTTTTACATTCACGCCCAGTTGATGAGCAGCGACACGCCGACCTTTATGATCCTGGACAACAACCTGACGGTGGTACCTGACCTGGCGCTCGCGGTGTCCTGACATTGAGCTCGACATCGAGGTATACGACGAGCTCCAGTTGAGCTCCAGTTGAGCTCCACATGAAATTTCCTGACCAACGGTTCTCGTTATAAGGTCACGCTGCTACCATGCCGGCATACCGACTGGAGCGCTGCATGGACATGATCACCACCGAGTTTGTACAGAACGTCATGATCGGCATCGGAGGAGCGATCATCGTCCTGGGCGGGGGCCTGATGGGCATGCGGAAATACTTCCGGGAGTGGTCAGACGAGACCGCCGCCGGCAACGTAGCATCTGCCAACGCGGTGGCCACGGAAGCCATCCAGATGGTGACCTCGGCTCTGCGCAATGAACTGACCATGATGGCCCAGCTCTATCAGGAAGCCACCGGTCAGCGAAACGACCTGATGCAGCAGATCCGCACCTTGCAGGAGAAAATCGGCAACCTGGAAAAGCAGGTCGCCCGCCTGGGCGGGATCGAGGAAGAGAACACCCGCCTGCATGCTCGAGTACTGGAGCTGAAGGCAGAAGGCGAGACCCTCAAGAGCCGGCTGCAGGAGCAGGAACACCTCTGGACGAACCATTGCCTTCTCTGCACAGTAGCGCTGGTGGCTGGTACCAACGACACGCCCCCCTCTTCCACTGAAGCACCGGAGCCAACCTGATGAGCCTGCAGAAGTACGCTGTGAAACCCGCAGTCCAGATGCCGGCACCGACTTCAGCCGAGACTCCACCAGAAGCCCAGGTCCCTGCCACGATTGATGCAGAAAATGCACCGGAACCCACGATTTCCGCACCGATTGATGCAGAAACTGCACCAGAGGTACCGGTTTATGCGCCAGAAGCCCCTGAAAATGCACCGATTGATGCGGAAAATGCACCGGATCCATCGGAAAATGCACCGGATTCTGACGTTTCCGCTCAGGGGAATGACGATTTTGAGCCTGATCCTGACACTTTCGTGGACTTGCTGGCCGGCCCCAAGGAGTCCTTTGGCGCCGAAGCCAGAGGCAGCCACCTCGATGCGGCGCTACGGCTACGACCTGTCACGGAAAAAGAGGTCAACGACTCGCTGACCATCCTGAAAATGGCAGCGATCAACGCCAAGTATTGCCTGTCCGACCTGCAATTGATGCAGTTGAAGCAGCTCCCGTTCGACTTGCCGGCCGAGCACCAGCCCTATGGCGCCCAGTTCTCGCTGGCCCAGGAGCTGGACCGGCAGTTGACCATGACCTCGGCTCTGCGCCAGTCGATCATCGACCCCATGACCGGGCGTCCGAAGAGTGACGTCTCGCCCCGTGAGGCGAAAGAAGTCATCTCTGCCTGCTCCACGCTGTTCGCCATGCTGATGAAGCACCAGGAAACAGTGCGGACCTATGAGCGCCAGGTGAACTTTGAACGGGTGATCAGTGAGGTGGTGCGCAGCCACATGACGACCGAGCAGCGTGAGGTATTCCTGAAAGCGCTGGGCGCTGCGCTGGAGGCCCTGCCCAACTGACCGTGCTACAGCGCTGTGCTGCGCAGCAGCCCAACCAAGGAGGTACCGATGGAAACTGTACGGCACTTTCGCTGGTCAGGGCATGCCTCCAAGCGAGCTGCCGAACGGTTCCCCGAGGTCACGCAAGAAGAGATCCACGCCCTGTACGGGCGGGCCAGGCGAGCCGGCAAGAAGACCCGGCGCAAGATCAAGGCAGCCTGTCCGGCCCAGGGGCAGTGGATGGACCACGGGTACCGCGGGCGGTACATCATGGTGCACCTTCGCAGCGGCATCGTGTATGTGATGGCCGCCGTGGGTACCGGCACCCCGATCCTGGTCACCGTTTTCCAGCTCCCGGACTGGAACCTGCTGGATATGTCTGCGTCGGTGCTGGCCGAAACCATGATGGCGTAGCATAATCCGGCCTATCGCACCGGACTGACGACGAGAAAATCATGGCTTTGGCACCCGCTCTGCCCAATTTCACCGACATCACCCGAGGCGACACCCAGCGTGTCAAACTCGTGTTCAAGCAGGCTGACAACTCCCCTATCGACATCACCGGCTGGCGATTTGGTATGACCTTGAAGGCCGTATCGACCGATCTCGATGCCGCCGCAGCCGTCCAGGTGTTCACCACCGTGGGCGATGACGACGAGGATGATGCGGTCAACGGGCTGGTCTTCATCCAGCTGGAAAGTGACGACATGGAGGCGGTGGTCGGTGGCAAGCCTTACTCCTACGACATCCAGCGGGCGATCCCCCGGGTCGGTAAGCCGCCGCTCGTGAAGACCCTGTTTGCGGGTCGAGTGGCCGTGGCTGAAGACATCACTGACGTCTCCGGACTGGTGCCGTAACCATGCCGGTCCTCCAGGAAACCGTGTCGTCCGTCACAGTCGCCGCTGTCGAGGTATCCACCACGGTGATCCTGGACGACGGGGACACCCTGGTCGAAGTCACGATGACGGAGACCTCGGTCACCGTGGCCCAGGCTGACGTATCGGTCGTTATGCAGACCGAAGTTGGCATGCCGATCCTGGTGCCGGGGCCGCCCCAGGGCCTGGAGCCGTGGACCCAGCTGACGGTGATCGAGTCGCCCGAGCTGACCCCGATCATTGCCCAGGACAAGTACCGGTACGCCGTGGGCGTGCTGTTCCCGTCCGACCATGCAGGCCCCGGCTACCCAGCCGAGCCGAGCATTGTGGCTATCGAGCTGCCTCTGGCGCCGTACGACGGCTACGAATTCAGCTGGATGGATCGGGACAACGGCTTCGCGGAAGACACCTGTTTCTGGATCAAGCCGGCCGCCGGCTCGACCTATGCCATTGACGGCTTCCCTGCAGGGGACGGCCTTGTCATTGACGTCATGGATTACAACAACGGCCTGGCGTACTGCGCCCTGACCGATAGCTGGAACATGGTGTTTGCCCGGACCGAGCTGGTCGGGTTCGGCAAGGTGCTGATCAAGGGGCAGTTCCAGGCCCACCTCGGGGTACCGGTGGCGGCGGTGGACGGGGAGTTCTGGGAGGCGGTCACTGCCGGTACCGTGCTGGGCTCCACCATCAAGGTGGACGACGTGTGTGTCTTCCGTGAGAACAAGACCACGGTCAACGTGATCCCCCGGATCACGGCAGCGGATGAAGCCAGTACTGCGATGACGACTGCGGTGGACTTGGCCGCCAGCGGTGCCGCCGGCCTCTACATTCCCTTGTCCCAGCGGAACGCCAACAACGGCGTGGCCACCTTGGACGGTATCGGGCAGGTGCAGCAGCTGATACCTGGCGCCAACGTGGTGGAGACTTCCGGCAAGCGCCTGGTCAGTGACGCCGAGAAGGCGACCTGGAACGGCACGCTGGCGGCAGCGAACGGATATACCGACTCCGAGATAACCACCCAGTCAGGGTTGGACCGCCAGTACACCGATGACACAGTTTCCGGGGCGGTGGCACTTTATGTCCCGCTGACGCAAAGGAACGCCAACAACGGAGTGGCTACGCTGGGGGCGACCGGGGAGCTGGTTCAGTCGGTACCGGCCGCCAACGTAGTGGAGACTTCCGGCAAGCGCCTGGTCAGTGACGCTGAGAAGGCGACCTGGAACGCCAAGCTCGATGCCAGCGCTTACAACGAGCACTACCAAGGCAAGTACCCCAGTCTGGGGGCACTGCAGACCGCTATCCCTGCTGGTAGTAATGGGGACACCGCTATCGTGGACCCTGGGTCTGGGGTGGCCGCAGTGGAGTACCTGTGGGACTCCGAGGAAGGGTGGGTTCAGACAGGTAACGTCGCCGCGTCTACCACCGACGGGTTGTCAGAGGGGGCATTAAACCTCTACCACACCCCGGGGAGAGCAGTGGCAGCGGCGTTTGCCGGGTTGCTCGCCGGGGTCTCGTTCGCTTCCAGCGTAGCCATTACTGCAGCAGACAGCCTGCTGTCGGCGCTGGGTAAGCTGCAGGCGCAGATTACCGTGGTTATCGCTTCACTGGCGTCTCATACAGGCAATACCAGTAACCCGCATAGTGTAACGGCGGCGCAGGCAGGAGCGGATGCACTCGGCACTGCGGCTGCAGCCATTGCGGCACATGAGGCAGCGACCACCACCTTGCGGACTGTTTCGACAAGTGGGCTTGTAGTGGCAGCTGACACTCACATAATTGTCACCGGCACAGGGGTCGTCATGACAATGATGCCGGCGGCTACCGTGACGGGGAAAACCTTTCGGTTTAAATGCGAAACAGCGGCAGGGTTTGAGATACTGCCAAACGGGGCGGAGTTGATTGACGGCGCTGCTTCCTTGACCATCATGTTCATACGGACGTCGCTGAGCCTCACCAGCGACGGTTCCAACTGGATCATAGGGTAGGAGTTAAAGCATGTTCGCTGAACAAGTTGCCGTTTCCAACCTTCCCGCGACTCAGGCGGTTTCGGCAGTCGAGCTGCCTCTGCCTGGAGGGGCTGCGACAGACGCCCTTCAGCTTGAGATGCTGTCGGAAGTGACGCATCTGCTGGCTGCCATTCTGGATAGGCTGCCTCGCACTGACGCCAACCATCGCGCCGTGGTGAACACGTCGGACCAAGGAAATGTTGCAGTAACTATCGCAGCTGCCCAGTCGCTGGCCACAGTAACCACGGTAACCACGGTAGGGACCGTTAGCACACTAGGAGCTGGTACCACCGCCAAGCCGGCTGACGGTATCCCTATACACGTATCCCGCATGGGTTCGCTGCACCTTCTCAACCAAATCATAATGAGCTGACATCATGGCAATGACAATCAACTTGCGGAAAATGGTCCATCTAAAGTCCCCGGACTACATGAATCCAAACCCAGCGGGTAATACGATTGCGGGGGCGTTTGTCATCGCTGATACCAACTCTTTTTTACCCTCCAATGACGGGGTGTTTTACATGGGAGGTGCCTCTGTTTGCTGGGGGTACCACGCCGATGAAGACGCTTGGGGGCAAGTCCCTAACTCAGGGATTGCAGGTACCTTCGGGGCGGGGGCGTGTGGGGTGTTACGCGCATACGGCGCTCCAGGGGGTGTGGGGTCCAGTACCGCCACCGCAGGGACCACCACTACGTTGACTACCGCCTTGACTCTGGTTCGCGGGCTGGAAGGGCATTACGTTCGGGTGATCGGCGGGACTGGCATCGGCTACCAGGGCATGATCACCAAGAACACCATGGGGGCCAACTCGGTTCTCACTGTATCGCCTGCCAATGGCGTGGCGTTTGACGCCACTACCGTCTTCCAGATGATGACAGGCTCAGTCTGGGTGTTTAACCCTGGGGCCGGGGCGGTTGGGTTTTCCGTATACGACCGGGCAACGAATGCGTGGACCGCAAAGGCAGTCACAGGGCTTCCCACCACCTTCGCTTCTGACGGGAAGCTGATTAACACAACGGGGGTAGCTTCTAACGACGGGGCTGGATTTGTGACGGGGACGGCTACGGCAGGCGGGGCCACCACGATCACGCTGGAAGCTGGAAAGGTGTTTGTAACAAACCAGTGGACCAACTCGCAGATCCGGATTGTGTCCGGTACGGGGGCGGGGCAGATTCGCACCATCTCCACTAATTCGGCGGGGGCCAGCCCAGTCCTTACAGTGTCCTCTGCATGGGCAACCAACCCGGACGCTACTTCAGCGTATGTGATTGAAGGAAACGACGACTACATCTACCTGATGGGTAACTTATCGGTGACGCTGTATCGCTATTCCATCAGTGGGAATACGTGGACGACACTCGCACCGGGAGCGGCCCGTGCAGCGGCGGTGGGGGCGGGGGTAATGGCGACCTGGGTTGACAACATCTCTGAGTCTTCCTGGACAGACGGATCTTACGGGACCCATTACACCGGACTTATCCGCCAAAATGGCAGGTACATCTACAGCTTGAGAGGCGGCGGGTCCAGCGCCTTGGATGTGTATGACATTGCGGCGAACACCTGGATCAGCGGGGTTGCTTACGGCGGGCAGATGGAAGGGTTTTCGACCGGAAGCTGTGCGGTGGACACCGGAAAGTTCATCTATATCCAGAAAGACGCAACAGGGCGTATCTACAGGTTCGACATCTCCAGGCACGTCATTGAGCCGTTCGCTGTTAACCCCATCCCCCAAGGGGCCGCCGTAATTGGAGACAAGATGTTTATCCAGACCTACAAGGACGGAGCAACTTCTCTGCAGTACCTGTACACCCTTGGCAACACGCGAGCAGAACTGACTCGGTGGTTGATCGTCTGACCTAACACGGCCCTGCCTCATTTAACAGGCAGGGCCGTGTTCCTTGAATAGAGCAAGCCCTGTAGAGTACCGCCATCCCCTCACTGCCGGAGAACGACATGCCACCTGGAGCCCTCGCTCGCAAGATTTCCGCTCGCAACAGCCAGCTGTTGTTCGGGCGCATCATTTCCTCCGGCGACTGGGACGCAGCCACCGCTGTTCCCCCGGCCACAGCCCAGGACGGGCAATTCTGGAAGGCCACCTCTGCCGGGGTTTACGGCGGGGCCACCATTCCGGTAGGAGCGCTCTGCCTGTTCTCCGAGAACCTGACCGTGGTGCATTACTTGGTACAGGAAGCGGGGGCAGGCGGAGGAGCATCACTACTGGATTGGGATCTGACATCAGTGCCGGGGGCAGTTACCCACGAAGTAACACCCTTCCCTCCCGAAATCCTTGTCCCCAACAGTGCCGTAATTGTCGGGGACGCCATGACCTTGACTATCCCTGCGGCAAGTAGCGTGTACGCCTCATCGAGGCTGTCGGCCACAATTGAGGCAGGGGACAAAGTGTATTTTTACGTTCGTCCTTATGCGGTGACTGGGGCTGCAACACTGGAATCGTATAATCTGATTCTTGGGGGTGGAATCACCGCCAGTTACGATGAGCCATATGCACAATTCGGCTTCCCACCGGAGGGTGGCATCACGTTGTATAGTGATCAGCTGTTGGAGGGTACGGTAATGATTGACCCTGCCTTCTCGCTGGGCGATGCGTTCCTTGTGTACGTGGATATGGTCGCGGGAACTGTGGGGGTGAAGACAGCAGCCGTTGACACTACGGAAAACATTGTGTGTCTTATGGGAACACAGGCATACAACCTCATCGAATCAGCAAGCGATGGGGCGGGTGTTGCCCAGATGGACTTGTCCTCTACAGACCTCGGGAGCGGGATTACACCCCCTGTGGGGTACACTGCCCTTTCGGGGAGGGTGCCTGCGGGACTCCCTGTTGGCGCTGTGGATGGTGACCATCTGAAAGTCACTGTCGGTGGTACATACGATGCAGTGACCTATGAAGTTGACGACTTGGCCGTTGTTCTGGATGCCGGAACTGGGGCAGTGTTCCCGGTAGAGGAAAAGTCAGTACCAGTACCAGTGCCTGCAGCCGCATGGGTCGAGACTTATGCGGTGACTGTTGGTGTCGGTGGCATGTTCCCAGACTTCCAAGCGTTGATGCTCGACATTGAGGATAACAAACGGCAAGGGGATACACTGGGCATTACTTTTACTGATACTGCCCTGACAGCAAATGATACGCTGCTACGTGTTCCGAGCTTCAAAAAGATAACACTGAAAGCTCCTGCACCAATGACCAATCCTGCCGACCCAAATTTTGTTTTCACACTTGACGGGTTGGCAAATGAGTATATCGAGTTACAAGGAGAGATACAGGCTCCGTATATAAACGGGTTCAATGTACTCCTTGTCCCACTTGATCTTACGGGGCAAACAGGGCTTTACGCCACGGCTAGATATAACCTTAACGGGGTGTATGGAGATAAGGTCACTGTAGGCGCCCCATACCCATACATTAGGTGTGGTACTGCAATAGGGGCTGTTCTCCGTGATGTTGGATACGTCCGTGGGCTTGCATCGGGTTATAGTACTGAATCTAAGTTGGAGATTGGGTTTACTACTGCAAATACGGGCGTTACATTCCTCTTCGGGTATATTGGCGGACTCATCAAGACAAACCGCCCCGTTTCGTTGGTAAATGCCTATTTTAATATCTCCACGCTTAAGAATATCAGCCTGAGTAATATCACCGGGTCATTAGTAACGGCGGTAGGAGGGAGCTACGGGAGAATTATAAACGTCAACTGTGGGGCGGCGGGACTAGCGACTGTTCTTAATGCGGAGTATGCGGCAATACATGTGAATAACATCACAGGGACGTATACCGATCTTGCCTACGCTGATCGCCTTATTAACGTGTTCGACAAGAATGGTGGGATATTCTACGACGACTGGACGGGTGACCAGTGGGTAGATGTCCCACTACCGCCTGAATACACTTCGTATGGCCCTGCACTCCTAAAGGTGCGCTCAGTATCTGACAGGGTAGATATTGTCTGTAAAGTCAACCTAGACGCGGCTGTGAATACAGGCAACATGCTGAATGTTAACCCTATTCCATTTAATTGCAGGCCCGATACCGACACTTTTGTGGTTGGGACTTATGACGACGTAGGGGGCCACAAGTCGGTTCACCTTATGGTAAGGACTGACGGGATGTTGCAGTTCTACGGGCCATCTATCATACCGGACGGGTCTGAAATAAGCATAAACACCAGCTTCTATATACCAACCAGTCCCAATACTTGAGGCTCTCAAGCGAGACTTGGCGAAGGGGTAAATAATGTACACAGCTCACGATCCAATCAGCGGCCCAGGTTTCTTCGCCGTGAAGCATACCGAGATCGAGTCAGCCCAGATTGTTGAGATCCCGGCAGACTGGAAGATCCCGTACCTGATGTGCTCCATTGTCCCGGACGGAGCTTCGGTCGGTACGGTGGAGGTTCAGTTCAGCGTCTTCGGTACCACCACGTTCTATGCCTCTGGCCAGGTGGTTGACCTGGCAGCTCCCGAGCCGGTAATTTTCGATGATTGCATCGACCGGCTGAAGCTCGTGCCAACTGGCGTTGACGGAAGCTGGACCGCTTCCGTTTCCCAGGCGAAGGCATGACGAGGGAGGCGCAAGTGGAAAGCCGGGTGCTCCTGCTGAACAAGTGGGAGCTTCCGGTGGAACGCTTCAGGCTCCCGGCGTCAGCCAGGCGAGGGAAGTTCGAGACGTTACAGATCCTGCATGCACTACGCCCTTGGGTGAGACCTTTCTGCACGGTTAAGTGGGTACCAGTCTGATGCACCAGTCGCATGCCAATGCCCTCCAACGCATACGGGTCGCCTCCTCTCAGGACGGCGACCTTTCTGGCATTGCCGACTGGATCGTGCAGAACACGGCGGACCCCAAGGACGAGCGAGAGCAGTTCTCCTACAAGGATCACGAGTACCAGATCGATATTGCCAACGAGACCGCCCCGAACGTCTCGGTGATCAAACCTTCCCAGGTGGGTGCTTCCGAGCTGCAGGTGCGAGTGATGCTGGCCATGGCCTCCATCATCCGCAACTGCACCGTCATTTACACCCTCCCCACCGCGGCCTTTGCCCGGACCTTTGCCAAGGGGCGTGTGGATCCGGTGATCAAGAATTCCGTGGCGCTGAGTGAGGCCCGGAACAAGGACGTGGATAGCTCGACCATGAAGCAGCTGGGCGGGTCGTTCCTGTACTTCGGCGGTACCTTCGGCCAGTCGGCAGCGATCTCGATCCCTGCCCAGGTGTTGATCAACGATGAAGTGGACTTCTCCAACGCCATGGTGATGTCCACGTACATGTCCCGCCTCGGCCACAACAAGAATGGCGGGTACCGGCGAGCCTTCTCCACCCCGACTGTGCAGGGGTATGGGATCTCGGCCCTGCATGATGAGTCCTCACAGGCCGAGTACTTCGTCAAGTGCGACCACTGTTCGACCTGGGTGGCGCCGAGTTTCTTTGAGCACATGGTGGTGCCTGGCTGGGACGCTACGTTGCACACCATGCGCAAGGACGACCTGAAAAACCCTAACGTGCGCTGGCGGGACGCCTACCTGCGGTGCCCTCACTGCGGCAAGGTCCTGTCCATTGCCAACCTCGGGGATCCAAGCAAGCGGCAGTGGGTACACAAGTACCAGGAACGCCCGGACAAGGGGTATCAGGTAAAGCCCTATGACGTGGTGGCTTACAATCCGCCATGGAAGACCCTCAGCTACATGAAGGACTATGACCGGCATGCGGACTGGGTCAACTTCAAGGTCGGCCTGCCGTTCGAGGACGCTGAGAACTCCTTCCTGCTGGAGCGTATCCAACAGTCGGCCATCCTGGCTCCGTTGGCTCCGTTGGAAGGGGCGGCCTCGGGCTGCGTGATGGGCGTGGACGTTGGTAACATCAGCCATGTCACCGTGGCCAAGTCCGTTGGCGGGAAGTTGAAGGTCATCTACCGCGAGAAAATCCGCCAGAACGACCAGAATTTCCTGCTGACCCGGGTCAAGGAACTGAAGAAAATTTTCGGCGTGAAGAAAGCCTGTATCGACATCGGGCCAGACATCACGGTACCGAAGCAGTGGATCGCCCAGTCGCCGACCGGCCACGTGTGGGCCGCCCAGTATGTGCGGCAGATCTCCGGGAGCCTGAGTATCTTTGACGCTGACAACGAGGAGGAGCAGATTGTCAGCGCCAACCGTACCGCCCTGATTGACGAGGTGTGTAAGGCGTTCAACTCCGGGCTCATCGAGACCCCGAACGACGAGCACCAGAAACTGGCGGAGGAGCACCTCCGGGCCATGAAGCGCATCATCCGGGTGAACAATGCCGGAGAGTCCTTTGCCAGCTGGGTGAACACCGGGGAAGACCACTTCGCCCATTCCCTGTTCTACTGCTACCTGGCCTCCCTGATGGCAGGCGAAAACAAGACGAGCGGGCTATCGGTCATCCTTCCGAGCTGTCACCGTGTGGCGATTGGATCCCGGGTGGAAAAATCAGCACCGGGCAGGACTTTGTCTGGGTACCGGCGATAGCGTACACTCAGGCCCATTGACGAGGGGGATGGTATGCCGACGGGGAAGACAGCTACGGTCCAGCTGCCTAAAAAGCTGAAACAGGGAGCTCGCGGAAAGACCGTTGCGTCTTCTGTTTCTACTGGCTCCGCCATTACCAAGCCACGTCCGTCGTTCTACCAGACCCCGGTTGAGACGCTGCGAGCCAATGGCGAGATCATCAAGGCCCTGCGTATCATGGCCCGTGAAGACGGGCTGGTCTCGACCGCCTTGTTCAACATGGTCCAGGTAGCGATGTCAGGGTACAACCTGGCCGCATTCAATACCGCTACCGGTGAACAGGACCCCGAGGCCACCGCAGCCGCCTGGCGAGTACTGGCCTCGTGGGGCACCCTCTTCGACTACACCACCGGTTACTCCGACAAGCAGACCACGGAAGAGATCATCGTTTCGGCGCTGAAGGAAGCGGCGATATGTGGCCGGGTGTTCGGTGAGCTGGTACTGGACAAGTCCTTCCTCCCCAACCGGGTGCAGCTCTACCCCGGCGAAGAGGTGGAATGGCGCAGCCGTGGCGATGGCACCCGGTACCCTCGCCAGAACCCGTCCAGCGGCGGGCAGCCAGTGGATCTCGACTTCCCCACGGTGTGGGTCCATGACCTCCACCCCGAGGTAGGGCAGGACTACCCCACCCCGCTTCTGCAGGCTGCGCTGAACGCCTCGTTCTACTTCAATGAGTTCGTGGAAGACATGCGCCGCGTGGTCCGCCGTGCTGGCCATGGCCGTCTGGTGGTCAAGCTCAAGTGGGACTCGATCAAGGCCACGGCCGATGACGAGACTCAGAGCGACCCAGTCAAGCTGAACGACTACATGCAGGAAGTCCGGGAAAGCGTAGAGACCAGTCTCGCCAACCTGGAACCGGAAGACGCCATTGTCACTTACGACTCGGCAGAGTTTGATGCCGTGGCGGAAGGCGGAGACAAGGGCGACTACACCGGGCTGCTGCAGGCCATTGAAGGCGTACTGGCCACCAGCTTGAAGTCCAACCCGTCAGCCATTGGCCTGCGCATGCAGGGCAGTCAATCCCTGTCGAACACCGAGTCCCTGATATACCTCAAGGTGGCCGAGTCTCTGCACATGCCGGTGGAAGCCTTCATGAGCCGGGCGTTGACCTTGTCGTGTCGTCTGCAGGGGCATGACGCCTACGTGGAGTTCGAGTTCAACCCGATCAACCTGCGTCCGGATGACGAGCTGGAAGCCCACAAGCTGATCAAGCAACAGCGAATCCTGGAACTGCTGTCGCTGGGTCTGATCTCCGACGATCAGGCCTGCCGGGATCTGCGTCTGCCGCCGCGAGGCCCAGGGGCTCCCGTGTTGTCCGGCACCGGCTTCCATGACGCATCCGCCGGCAAGGATATGGCAGGTAAAGTTTCCCCGAACAACGGCCCGCAAGAGCGGACGTTGGCACCTAAAGACAAGAAGGCAGGAGGCAAGTCGCAATGAACCACCTTTTCTGGCTGGGCGGGGAAGCCAGCTTCAACGTGTATCAGATGGCGCTGCGGAAAATCGAAGAGTTCCAGATGCAGCACGGTCTGGGCGCTCGCCCCAACACAGGTGCCCAGTTGCGAGCCGGGGATGACGACGATAACCGTGACGACCCGTTCAACGGGTTTGGGGACATGGTCACCCTCGTCGGCGACGTTGCCGTTATCCAGGTGGCGGGCATGCTGGTCCCGCAGGGGTACGGCGAGATCGGCCGCTGGTTCGGCATCACCGGTTACGACGAGATCCGCAACGCCATGGTCGAGGTGGCCAATAGCGGCCTGGCCAAGTCGGTGCTGTTCGATGTCCGTACCTCGGGCGGCTCGGCTGCCGGCATTGGGGAGTTCTCGGACTTCGCCATCGACTTCAAAAAGATCATGCCAATCGACAGCTTCACCGGGGTCGAAGCTCTCTCTGCAGGGCAGTGGATCTACGCACTGGGCAACAAATGTTACGCCAGCAAGATGGCCTCGGTAGGGTCCATCGGGGTGATCTCGGTCTACATGGACCGCAGCGAGTACCTGAAAAACGAAGGGATCAAGCCGGTTGTCATCCGCTCTGGCACGGAAAAGGCACTGGGCAACGGGCTGGAGGAAATCACTCCGGAAGTCCAAGCCAAGCTGCAGGCCCGGTCTGATCGGTACCATGATTTTTTCAAAGATCACATGTCGAGCATGCGCGGGATCTCAGGGGCCAAGCTGACTGACATGTGCCAGGGGCAGGTCTTTTTCGCGGTGGATGCAGTCGCCATGGGGCTGGTCGATGAGATCAAGTCTTTCGATGACGTTGTCATTAACCTCAACGCACGGCATACTTCCACGCATTCTGCATCCGGAGGCAACATGAAACGTCAATTGAACTCTGCTGGTTTGGCCGCTGTTGGTAGCGGCACCGTGGCTCTTGAAGCCGCGCTGAAAGATCCTTTGCTCAGCACTGAAGTGTCTGACGAGGAAGAAACCAAGCCGGAAGGCGATGACGTTACTCCTCCGGAAGGCGATGACGTTACTCCTCCGGAAGGCGATGACGATACTCCTCCGGCAGGTGATACAGACCCGGCCCCTACCGCCAAGGACACCGGTGCCGGTGCCCAGCTGATGGATCGACTGGAAACCTTGATGACGGAGAAGGTCGCCCTGAAGGCTGACGTGGCTGCATCCGCAGCTGCCCAGGAAAAGCTCCAGGAAAAGCTGGATGCCGCACTGGCTGACGTCGCCTCCCTTCGCGGGGTGGTTGCTCCTCTGGTAGGAAATTTGCAGGTTGCGCTGGGTATGTCGGCGACAACCGAAACCATCGCCGCGATGTCTGCAGGTGATCTGGTCAAGACCCATACCAGCCTCGTGGCTGACATGGGCAAACGGTATCCTGTTGGGCCGCAAGGCACACGTGGAGATGGCAGCAAGCCGGCGGAAGCTGGAATGCAGTCTGGCATGCAGGCAGCGGTGCAAGTCGCTACCAAACTCAATGTCGTTAAATAAGGGAAAGGGGTAAACATAATGAGCGGTACTACATTTGTGTTTACGCGGCTGGCCAGTGACCCCCATGCCGATGTTATCTCTACTGCTCTGGGTGTCAGCGCTGCTGCCCCGTTCACTGAGAATGACATTGGCAAGGGCGTGAAACTGGGCACCGCGCAGAACTACGTTGCAGTGGCCGATGGCGATGAAATTGAAGGGGTGGTTGTCAGCCTCGAACCTTTCACCGTCAACGAAGGTTTCAAGTTCGGTTCGGTCCAGCGCAACAAGCGGGTGGAAGCCGTCGTAGGCGCCAGCCAGGCAGGTAACATTGCAGTTGGCGCCCTCGTGGTGGCTGACATCCCCACTGCACTGAACACAGCCGGCGTGCTGCGTGTGAAGACGGGTACCCCGGCTACGCACAAGTGGCGTGTCCTGCGCATCATCACTGGAACTGGTAACACCGGCTCCACCGTGCTCATTGAGCGTGTTTAAGGAGATCTGGAAAAATGAGCAAATCCCCGGATAGCGCCCAGTTCAAAGTCAATAACCACGACGGCCAGCACGAAGTGGTAGTGCAGCTTTCGGATTACCGTGCCGCTGAAGAAGCCGGCATGAATCTGACGCAGTACATCAACCGCAAGTTCGGCGAAAACAAGGACGGCGTTACTGCCATGTCTCAGATGGCCGCCCAGGTTGGTCTGACCTTCGGCAGCAACAAGAGCTACGGCATCAAGCCGCCAAGCATGGCTGACGTGATGAACGACAACACCATGCTGAGCGGTGGCATCGTTCGTCCGGACGGCTCTGCCTCTGGTGTCGGTGCCCGTCTGCTGTTCCCGGAAATCCTGATGGCCTCGATCAACGATACGTTGAGCGAAGACAGCGGTGACTTCCTGAACGCCATGGACCGCCTGGTTGCCGTGACGCACAACGTCCCGGGTTCCAAGGTGGACCAGCCGATCATCAACCACGAAGGCACTCAGGCCGATGCCAACAAGGCTCGCCCGATTGCGCAGGGTGCTGAACCTGCCGTGATGCTGAAGATCTCCGTGTCTGACAAGTCCTTCCGCATCCCGACCTACGCCATTGGCCTGGAAGTGACCAAGGAAGCCCTGCAGTCCGCGTCCATCGATCTGGTGGCCCTGGCTGTGATGAATCAGGCCCGTTTCCAGCGCATCTCCATGGCTGAAGACAGCTTGAGTGCCATCGTGAACGGCAATGCTGACCTTGGCGAAACTGCCATCTCCGGCGTTACCGCACAGTCCTTCGATGCCACCATCACCACTGCTGGCAACCTGACGCACAAGGCCTACATCAAGTGGCTGCGTGCCAACTACCGTCGCCGTACCCTGAACTGGGGCATCTGCGACATCGACACCGCCCTGGCCCTGGAAAACCGTGCCGGCAAGCCAGAGCGCCAGAAGGCCCTCGACAAGGAAGACAACTTCGGGGTCACCTCGACTGTTGACAACCTGGCCGTCAAGTCGCTGAACCTGCTGCTGGTGGATACGGATGTGATCGGGGCTAACACCCTGGTGGCTTTCGATACCCGCTTCGCAGTGCAGAAGTTCGTGAACATCAATGCGTCGTACGAAGCGATCCAGGAATTCGTGCTGCGCAAGACGATGGCCATGCGCTTAGACTTCGCCGAGCGCTACGCCAAGCTGTACAGCGTGGCCAGCGAGAAGCTGACGCTGACCGTCTAACGGTTGCGCTGGCTTCAGCGTAGGTACAAACTAAGGGCTGCTTCGGCAGCCCTTCGTTTATCCAAAATCTGAGGATCCTCCCCATGGCCAAAAAAGATGACATTAAGGCACCAGCTCCGGCTGAGGCTGTTACCCCGGTTGAAGGTACTGAGGCCGCTGCTGTCGCTGACACAGGCGCCGTAGCCCCTGCAGAAGAGGCCGCCCCTGCAGCTCCGGTTGAAGGTACCGAAGCAGCCCCGGTTGAAGGTGCCGAAGCAGCCCCGGTTGAAGGTGCCGAAGCAGCTCCGGTTGAAGGCGAAGAAGGCCTTGACGACCCGGTACTGGACGGCGAGGAACTGGGCGCTGAAGTGGCAGCCAAGGCTGACCGCATTCCTGCCTGGGACGAAGTGAAGGACGACCTGCCTGACTATGTCTGGCTGCGTGCCCGTAGCCGTCCGTTGACCCATGCCTTCTACCCTGACGTGAAGTTCAGCCCCCATGAAACCCGTAAGGTGGTGAAGGCTCACATCGACAACTGGCTCTGGTCCCAGATCGAAGCCGGCGTTCTGTTCCCGCAGGAGCCCTAAGCCATGGCAGATCTTGGTCAGCCCGTAATTTCCACCACCCAGGCCGTGAGAGCGTGCCTGGGCCTGGATGACTCCGATGTCCCGGACCCGATTATCGTGGATAGCGGCTGGGTATCGGAGCTGGAATATCGGCTGACCAAGACTCTGCCCAGCTGGGTCACCCTGTTTACCAATGGCGTGAGTAACGCCCCTACCACGCAGGAGAAGGCGTTTGCGGACGTCCTGAAACTGTTCGGTAAATACTTTCTGGCAGAGCAGTTAAGCAAAGCCCCGATGGCCTTCCCTTGGATGATTTCCGACGGGAAGGACCAGATGCGCCGTAACGACAAGGTGGATCTGGCAGCGGTGCAGCAGGACATGACGGCCAAGGCTGACCTGTACTGGCAGGACTTGCTCTCTGCCTACAATGCAATCATTCCTATCACGGTGGCGGTACGGCAGCCCCCGAAGATCTTTGGCACCTCGCGGCCAGCCAAGGATCCAGTCACCGGGGGAGACTATGAAGCTGGCTAATGCTGTCAAGAAGTTCGCCAGGACCTCAATTGACGGGTGGGACCACGCCACAGCTACGTGGGTCCCCAACATTGCCAAGGGCAACTTCATGACGTTCGACCGGTTCATTTCAGACCGGTCTTTCGGGCAGAACAAGCGCATTTTTATGACGCCTATTGCGTCCTCCATTCCTGACCTATTCTCCATTGTGAGGGTAGGCGGGGAGGAGATTTTTCTTGTGGAGTCAAAGAACAGGGATCTGATGGGGGACACCGAAGGCGGTGCTTACTCCCATATTTTCCAGTTCCGTGAGGCTCCGTTCCCGGTGCGGGTAATCAACTTCACCGGGGTAGCGCTGGCAACTGGGAGACCGGGCCCAAGGGTGGAAACCCCGAGCCTGCTTACCTTTGCGGCTGCAGAGCGATTTGCGTTTGACGCCTCCAGTGTCATGGACGGTACCAAGATAGCCCGCGACCAGTTGTACCTGTCGCAGGAATTGACCATCACCCTGGAGAGTGAGATCCAGGTGGAAGGCGGAACCAGGCGCTGGGCCGTGGAGGAGTTGTCCACGATGCTTAAACTCCGATTCGCACGTGGCAAGGTGGTAACCCCATGAGTGCACTGCCTTCACAGATAACGTCCACCCTGCAGGTGATGGGAGTGGATCTGGCTCTGCAGCTGAAGACTGATTTCGGTGTCCCCGAGGTGAAGGCCCTGGATCTGGACGACTTCCTGAACATCAGTGACGAGGTGGCCGGGCGGGTTCCCGCTACGGTGGTTCAGTTGTTGTCGTGTACCCCAAGCATGCGGGACCCTATGTACGTGGTCGCCTTCATGATCGGGTTCAAGGTCGGGGACGACTCCGGCGGCTACCGCATGATG